TGAGCACGTCGACCTTCGCCTCAAGACCGATGATGTGGGCGTACGGCGCAGAGAGCCACCAGCGCAACGGCCGGGTGATGTCTTTGGCTGGGGTGGTGCCGATCGTCACGTCCACCGCGCCCGTGACCGGCGTGTCCTGATCCATGTCGTCGCCCTCTCCAGTGCCCGCGAGGAAGTCGCGGATGTCGTCGAACAGGAGGCCATACGGGTATGAGCCCGGCAGGTTCCCGTCGGGGTCCCTGTGGGTTCCGTGGTCTTCCCAGAAGCCGATGGTCACGTCCTTGTGGCCGCCGATGCCCTTGCCGGTGCGGATCTGGCTGTCGACCAGGCGCACGAGCGGTAGCCCGTGCTGGGCCATGGCCCACGCGCAGACCTTCGCCGCGTTGCGTATCGTGGCCCGAGATGCCGGGTCGAGCCACTGCTCACGGGTCTGGACCGTGCCGCACTGCTCGATGTGGATCCCCCACAGGTTGCCGTAATACAGGGCGGTGTGGCTGCGGTCGCCGGTGTCGACGCACTGGATGATGCTGTCGCGGTCGCAGTAGAAGTGGGCGCTGGTGCCGTCGGTGCGGCGCTGGTCGTAGGCCACACCGTCCTCGGCCGCGGTCGGGCCTTCGGAGCCGGCGGTGTAGTGGATGACGATGAACCTGGGCGGACCACCGGGGCGACCGCTGGTCCAGGAGCGGGGACGGATGAACGGGACTCCGGGCATGCGAGGCATCAGGCATCCCCCTCCTCGTCGACGTCTTCGACGTCGTCGGGGTGCAGCAGCAGCTCGTCATGGCCACGGAAGCCGGGCCGATGGTGGAAGTCGCCGTGCGTCGCGGACAGGTCGTCGCGCGACTCGCCGAACTCGGACGGGTCCGGAAGCGGATCGTCAATGGGTTCTGTCATTAGGTCCCACCTCGCAGATCGTCCCATCACCCAACCTGTCGCTCACCATACCCGTGGTGACCTGCGGAGAGCCCCGCGGCGGACGGCGCACCCACCAGCCCGCCGCGGGTGTCCAGAGGGGCCTTACGCTGGCGAGTACCTCGCGTCGACCTCTTCGTCCGTCTCCAGCCGCTCGACGGTCGTCCACATATGCGCGCCGCACATAAGCGGCGCGCCGATCGTCAAGCCGTCCTCACTGCCGGCCGTCGCGGCGTCACCGCAGGCGAGATGAAAAAACCACAGCTCGAGGCCGTCCTGCTCCATCGGATTGGGCATGTCGTCTCCTAGACCGCGATGCGGATCAGCGTCAGGCGGGGCGCCACCACGTTGTCGATGTTCAGCGCGGCGCCGCTGTTCTGGAACGTGAACATTTTGATCGTGGCCCCGGCCGCCAGGCGCACGGCGGCCAGCGAGACGGCCATGTCGGTCGGCTGGCTGCCAGTCGCGTGCGCGACCGCACGCCATTGCGCTGTCTGCGTACCGCTGATCTCGAAAGCCAGCACCCGGAAGCCGGTGGCATTAACGGCGTATCGCGCGAAAGCGGAAAGCGAATAGACCCCGCCCTGGCCGGCCGGGATCGTGACCGTGTCGCTCGAAACCGCGATGAATCCGTGCGTGTCATTCGTCTCCACGGTCCAGGAGACATAGCTGTTCACGCCGTTGGCGATGGACTGCGTAGTAGCTCGGGTCAGGTCCGCGTGCCGCGGGTTGACCGAGTCCAGTGCTGCGTACTTCGTCTCGATCGAGTCGGCCAGGTTCTGGAAATGCGTCCAGAGCTGAGTGTTGTCTGAGCTGGCCGGGTAGACGAACCCGTTGGCGGTTGTGGGCATGTCGGTCTCCTACCGCGTCCAGTTGATGGTCATCGTGAAGGCCGGCGACCAGGCGCTCCGGCCGGCGAACTTCATGTACGGCGAGCCACCCGCCACGAAGAACGCGAGACCGCCGGACGTGCCGTCGACCATGGCCTGAACCCACGACGTCGGAACCGCGAACGCGTAGTTGGTCGCGCCCACGGCTAGGCGCGGGCCGGTCGTGCTGCTCGTCAGCGTCGGCGCGCCGCCCGGCCGGCTGGCGTTCGTCATCAGGCGCATCGTCGAGGTCTGGGCAGCGAAGACGCCGGCCTGCACGCGGCGCACCGCGATCTTGGCGCTGGTCACCGTGGCGCCGGCCAGCGAGCGCGGCTTGGAGCCGTAGAACGCGCAGCCGGTGTTGTTGCCGTACCCGCCGTACTCGCCGTGGAAGACGGCGTCCTCATCGGTGCGCCAGTCCGGGCCGGGCCCGGTCGGGCGGTACGAGCGCGTCTCGATCGGCGCGACCACCAGCCGGCCGGACACCGTGCCCGGCTTCGGTGGCGGCGCCGGCTCGACCGTCTCCGGCGGCGTGGTGGCCGCCGGGAACAACCGGCTGGAGGCGAACCATTGCGGGCCGACGCGATGCACGAGCAGCACGTCGCCAGCGGCCACGGTGACGTCTCGCGCGACCTGCACGGTGACGGTCGTGTCGTTGACGGTGGCCGTGACCGTGCTACCACTCTTCGCCGCGGTCGCGGTCGCCAGCAGCGCGCTCACGTCAGCGACCTCACCCTCAGCGTCTGCGCCCCGCCGTCCGCCCGGTAAGGCAGCGTGAGGGACTCGACCGAGCACTCCAGGTCAGTCCAGTCGTCGGTGGTCACGGTGACGACGTCGCCGTCCTGAAGCCGGCCGTCGGGCACGCACTCGATCTCGAAAGTGCGAGCCGCGGACTGGCGCTGGAGCCGGGCCATGACCGTGACCGAGGCGGCCTTGCACTGCGCCACCGTGGTCAGTAGCGGCGACTCGAAAAAGTAGGGCACGGGCAGCGGGTTGAACGGCCCGCCGTAGCCCTTCGGCCCGTCCGAGGTGGCGAAGGTGACCGCCTGGATCTGCGTGCCGTCGGCCATCGTGCCCCGGGCGACGACGGCGTTGTACCCGCTCTCACGCGTCGAATGCCCGGTGGCCTGCACGATCGTGCCGCCGACGCCGTTGGTCAGCGAACGCACCGGCGCGCTCGCGCCGGCCGGCGCGGTGACCGACAGGTACCCGTCCTCGGTAGTGCGGATGTCGGCCGGCCAGGCGTCGAGCAGCCCGTACACGGCGCCGAGGCGGTCTTCGTCGTAGTTGATACCGCCGGGTACGGCGCGGTCGGCGAGCGCGGCGTCGATGTCGACGGTCAGCGCCGGCTCGATCAGGCCACGCAGCGTGGAGGCCAGCGTGCCGGAGGGTTGGTAGGGCGAGACGAGCCTGGCCTCATCGATCAGCGTCAGCATGCCTACGGCGGACACGCTCACGTCGTCGCCGGACACCTCGGACTCCTGGATGACGAACCAGCCCCGCTGGAAGTACTCGACCTGCGAGCCGGCCAGGCCCACGCCCAGTTGCACGCGCAACAGCTGGCCGTTGGCCGCCAGCGGCGAGTCGTCGGCCACCGGCGACCAGGACACGCCGCGGTCGCGGCGAGGCACGGTGAGCGTCACACGCTCCGGCACCTGCAGGGACCGGTCGCTCTCCTCGCTCGCGGCGGACACCGGCACGTCATCGGCCAGCAGCTCCCCGCCACGCCACGACTCCACCGCGAGGAACGTGCTGTACGAGCGCGTCTCGATCAGCTCGGCGGCGGCGGCCGACACCCCGATCACAACGGCTCCCCCGCCGCAAGCTTGCGGGTCCAGCGCGCTGCCCCTTCCCACACGGCCGCCGCGATCAGCGCCTCATCAACGATCCCGATACTGTCCCGAACCTTGGCGGACTTCTCCTCAAATGCCCGCGCCAGCTGTTCAGCGAATGCCTCTACAGTCTGCGAGTGCACGGGACAGCCGGCCTCCCGATCGAGGACGACACCTGTGCGCATATCAATAGTGCAGACGCACTCTTTTTGAGTCGTCATCAGAACTCCGCCTGTGCGATGTCCAGCAGCGTGGCGAAGTCGGCGGCGATGTCGGCCAGGGTGACCGGCGTGGTGAGGAACGACTCGTCGATGTTCAGGAAGTCGATGGCGGCCGGCGTCGAGCCGAGGCGGACCCGGAGCACCGCCTTCGCCGCGGTGGCCGGAGCGACGAAGGCGTTCTGGAGGAACGTCCACACGTCGACGGCCAGATCGGTAGCGGACGGCATGCTCGTCGAGATGAACCCGTCCGCCACGGTGTACCAGTCGATGGCCATGCGGGCGTCAGCCCAGCCCGTGTGCGAGCGCACCCACGACTGAGCCGTGTAGGTATGGCCGACCAGAATGCCCAACTTCTTCGGCGTGTCGGCCGAAACCACGGCCACGGCACCCGGCGGGGTGAACAGGCCGGAGGCGGCGCCCTCGTGGAACTGCGCCGTCGAACGCACGAACGTCCCCGAGCTGGCCGCCCAGTCCGAGGCGTCCGTCTCGAACCACGGGTTGGCGTTCAGCACGTTCGTGCCGGTGTACGCGTTGGCCAGGTCGAGCAGCGTGTAGCCGATAGCCCCCAGGGTGGGCGCCCACCCCTGCGTCTCGACGACGGTCAGCGTCCACGTGCGGCGCTCATCGCTGCCGTCCTGGCTGAACCGGTTCTCCGTCGCGCCGAGGACCGCGAGGTAGGCGTCGATGCCTTCATACCCGCCCGGCTGCCGGATCTGCACGACACCCTCGGTGGCGCCCTCCAGCAGGGCGAGCAGGTTGACCGAGGACGAGAACGCCTCAAGGAAGAGCTCCAGCGTGCTGCTCGGCTTGCCGAGCTCGCCGCTGATCACCACGTTGCGACCGCCCACGCGGAACACCGAAGACTGGCGCTCGTGCTCGCGCGCCGGCCAATTGAGGATGATCACCTCGGCGGAGAGCCCGCCGGGCGCGTCGGACAGCGCGACCTTGCCGCCGGGCAGGGTGTAACTCGTAGGCCCCACGGTGTAGATGCTGGCGCCGTTGACCAGCGCCTTGTAGGTGACGGGCGTGCCGAACGGGAGTTCGCCGTCGACGACCAGGAAGCTGGTGTCCGCGACCGACGCGTCATACCCGCCACGCAGCGCGGTATCGGTGCCGGCGACGGTGCGGTACAGCTGGATCTCGTCAGTGACGGTGAGGCCGGTGACCGAGACCAGCACCCGCGGCGGGTACGTCGGCTGCTCGTTAGCGGTGATGGCGACGGCCACGGCTCACCGCTTCCCGACTCGGTTGCGCCAGTCCTGGCGGCGCTGGTCGGCGTCGACTACCTTGGCGACCATCTTTCGGAACGGTTTGCCGTCCAAGCTGACGTCGACGGTGACGTTGTTGTCGACCTGGACCGCCCCGCCCGTGCGGCCACCACCGCTGCCGGCGGCGAATGCGGTGCCCCCAGCGAACGCCGCCGCGGTAGCGGCTGGCTGCCAGCTGGACAGCGCCGAGGCGCCGACCCTGCTCAGCGCCGCATTGATCCCTCCGGCGGCGCGCCGAGCGGCATCGATCGCGCCGCCCAGGCCGGCCACCTTGACGTTGATGGTGACGGTCTTGCTGCTCGGGACCGCGTTGATCGCGGCGCCGAGACCCTTGATCTTCTCCCGCGCCCCGTCGACCGCGCGGCCGATGTCCCGCATCGCCTTCTGGTGCGGCCCCGGGATCTTGGCGGCGATCCCGGCCAAAGTCCCGATCGCGCCGAGGACGGTCGCGACGGCCGCGAGGATGATGCTCGCCCCCACGCGGAAGCTGTTGTACAGGAGCGCGACCGCGGTGACGGTGCCGGCGATGGTGTGAGCGACGACAGTGAACGCCGCACTAAGGGCGGGGCCAAGAATCTTGACCAGTACGCCGAGCTGCGTCAGCTCATCACGGTTCTGTTCGACCGCATCATTGATGACCGCCAGACCTTTCTTAACGTCCTCAAGGTTGCTACTCAACACCGACAGCGCGCCGATAAGGATCGCGATCGGGTTACCTGACATCGCACCGATCGCGATAGCCACGAGCCCTAGCGCTGTGGCGAATGCCCGAACCTTGCCCTCATTCTTGCCGAGCCAGTCACCAAAATCGCGAATAGCTTGGAACTTGTCCTTGAGGGTCGTGAGGTAACCGTTCAGGTCACTGAGCGCCTTATTGATGTCCTCCGTGGATGTCGAGTTAGCCCACTCGGTGAACTTGTCCAGAATGCGACCGATCAGATCACCCAGACCGGTAATGGCCTTGTCGCCAGCCTTCAACGCCAGCTTGCCCAGCGCGATAGCCGCCGCCTCGACCTTCGGCGCCAATTTCTCCACCGCCGTCGCGGTCGAGCCGACAATTGTGGAGATCAGCTTCTGACCTTCGGTGGTGTTGATCCACCTCAGGACGCCAGTCGTGACCTTGTTCACGGAGCCGGCGATGCGCTCCATGCCCTTGTCGATGATCGGCAGGTTCACCTTGGCGAATTCCTTCGTGAGCGGCTGTACGCCCTTGGCCGCGAGGTCTTGTAGGCGCTTCGTGAATCTGGAGGCGTTGCCCTCGGCGTCGACGAAGTGCCGGCTGATCGGCTGGAACGCCTTGTTGAACGCCGACCCTTCGCGCGTGATCAGCTTGAAGGTGCCCGCGACGAGGCCGAGCGCGCCGGCCAGGGCGGGCAGTGTCGCAGCGGCCGGGAGCGCGGCGGCGAGGCCCTTGCCGAACGCGACAGCGGCCTTGCCCGCGGCCAGTAGGCCGACGGTTGCGGGGCCGATCGTGGAGGCGAACGCAGCCACGGCCGAGGTGGCCCGGCCAACTGTGCGAGCCACGAGCTTGGTGGCGTCGCCGACCTTGTCCATCGCCTTGTCGAAACCGCCGCTGTCGTGTTGGGCGGCCTTGACTCGACGAGAAAGGCGCTCGTAGTTGCGGGCAGCACTACGGGTCGCCGCGCCGGTCTTGTCGCGACCGATGATGTCGGTCTCGACGTCGCGCTTGACCATTGCTCACCCCCTCGCGATCGTCTCGACGGCGTCCTCGACGGCCCGGATGCAGGCGTCGCGCCACTGGTCGACCTCGGTGGTCGGTTCGGTGAAGTAGCCCGGCGTCACGCTCTGCGTGTGCCACGAGCCGGGTGTCCGCCGGCCCCACGACGGGTGCCGGACCGTGCCGGCGTCGAGACGGTTGAGGTCCGACTTGCCCTTCGCGGACTTGCGGGAGCCCTTCAGCTTCACCCCCGCCGACCGGCCCGCCACCCTCACCGCGGCGGATACGCGGGTGCGGGCCACCCACTGGTTCAGCCCGCCGCGCTTCGGCAGCGTCGCCAGCGCCCGCGCCTTCACCGCGGCGCGCACCGCCGGCAGCGGCTCCCGGATCCGCTTACGCAGCGCCTTGACCACCTCGCGCCTGTTGTCGAACTTGCGCAGGTCGCGCACCAGATCGTCGAGGCTGCCGGCCATGTCACCTCCCTCGCTTCGCCGCTCTGCGTTCCTCGTCCAGGATGTCCGCCAAGGTGGCGATGTCCCTATCTGTCCAGTCCTGCGCCGAGCCGATCAGGTTGATGCCCGCCGCTTTGCCGAGCGCGATGAGGGTGAAGCGGGCGCTACCGGCTGGCCAGGGTCCAAGCCATCGTCATCGGCGTCGGCCTCCTCCTCTGCCGGCGGCATCGCGTCCTCGAGCTGCTCGTCGAACTCCTCCCACGTCAGCGCCGTGAGGCCCTGCCGCGTCGCCGCGGTCCACGCCATGTACCGCATCGAGGTGACCGGCATGCGCTCGAAAGAGTCCGGGCTGTTCGTGTGAGCCTCAAGCTTCGCGAGGTCGCGAGTCGATGTGACCACGGAGAATATGGAGCCGTCGACCATCTCGCAGTCGAGCTGGATACGGAGTGCGGACATGGGGTGCCATGCCTCTCTGTCGACTAGGCGGACTGCGTGAATACCGGCTGGCCGTTGACGGGGAACTCCCCCTCGAAGGTTCGGAAGTTGCCCTGCTCGCCGCCGAATTCGACAGGCATCGCGATCATGCTGAACGTCGCGACGTCCTGGCCGGCACCCGCCTTGGGCTGCACTATCACGGTCACCGACAGGCCGGCTGCCGCGTTCAGCGCTGCCGCCAGCCCGCCGGCGCCCATGTCCTGAATGCCGGACAGCTCCAGCGTCCACACGGCCGTGTCGACGTCCTGCACCACGCCATCCGGAACCAGGGTGCGCAGGGTCTGGACGGGAGTGTCGGGCACGAGGCGGATCTTCGTGACCTGGTTGTTGTAGGTGACGGCGTCGATAGTGATGACGGCGTTCCGGATGACGTGCGCGCGTGCGTAAGCCACCATCGCTATTCACTCCTCATGGTGATCAGCAGCCCGA